CTGACAAGAAAAAGGTAATGCCTTGCACTTGAGCAATAGAACCCGCAGCGATACAGCCCTTACCCCTAGAGATATTGTCAAACTGGAAAATAAAAGGTGTGCCGATATAGCTCATTCGGCTAATACCCTTTTCCATCAGGATAATGCCAAACTCACCACCACGGATGCCCATGATCTGACCGCCATCAGGAATATCTTGGTAGTCAGCTTGGGTTACTTGATCTGCGTCCCATTCAGTCTCATCATTGATACCAGACCAACGAACCCGAGATGGGTAGGTTGTGCTTGATTCATCAGTAAAAGCAGTGACAACGAAATCACGAACAACAGTCAAGAACTTACAAACAGGTGCACCAGCAGCAAGGTCAGCAAACGCTGTTGATGTGCCCAATGTGAAGGCTTGCATTGGGTCGCTGAAGTTTGTCCCAATAATCACATTGCCAAACTGAGTGAACCGAAACCGATCATTAGAAGCATTAGGCGTGTAACCACCAGACTTTGATACGTCTGTCAAAGCACCAACACCAGACACATCAAAGATCTTGGTTGAGCCAGCGGCAAACAGCTTTGTTGTATTGGCAGGAGTCTTACCAGCAACCAGTGTCGTGAGGTTTTCAGAGGCGGCAGCAGAAAATGTTGCAGCAGTCGGCAAAGGCCCATAACCGATAGCCTGAGAAACTACGTTCTTGGCATCAGTTAGAGCACCCGATATACCTGGCTGGTCGGGCATCCATTCGCCAAACGCTATGTTCATGCCCACACCCGCACTGGTGAGTTGACTTCAACAGCATAGGCTTGCAGTTCAGGCAGCTTTGGCCCTCTGACGTTCACGTGCCAGCCGGGGATGGCTGTCATCACAGGCTCCTCGTCTGTGCCGCCAGTGCGCTCGTAGATGATGCCAATGGTGTCGATGCTGTGCGGGTAGCCCTCCAGAGCAGCCGTTGCAGCCTCCTCACTGTCAAACTTCAGGTACAGGTCACCCCACTCGTATGTGGGGACTTCGATGATGTCTTCGGTCATGATGTGATCCCTTGCAGTTCAGTGTTGCTCAAGCGGCGGGGGAAATAGGCGATGCGGCTGATGTGGCCGTTTAGGGTTGGGCTCCCCACGGCAGTGGCCCCAAAATACAGCCGATCTACAACAGGAATAGTTCCGCTCGTGTCTGTTACTGCTGCGCCGCCATTAACCACTGACGCAAAGTCGTTTGCTTTGTAGGCGTTCGCATACAAATACGCGCCAGCCGTTGACAAACCTCCGTTAATTGTTTGCGCCTGCGCTACGCCGCCCGCTGTCACGAGCGCGTTTATATTTCCACCAGCGCCTGTGCCACAAAGAACAAGAATACGGTTTGAAGCGGTATTGTCACTGGCGCAATAAATAGCCGCTGAATTGGACAAGGCTGGTGGTTGGCCTAGAAGTACAGACGAGTAAAAACTACCCTCCACAGCGTTATACCAATTCGAGAAGTTCGCACCTTGCATCACAGCCCCATCAACGGCTCGGGTGGCTGCTGCGGTGGTGGTGGGGATGTAGCTGGTGGGGAAGGCTCCGACTTCTATTTGAGCGCCCCAGATGTAGATGCCAGAGGTTCCGTCACCTGCAACTGTTCGCGTTGCATAAGTCCCGCCAACAGTTACATAAACACGCGCCTCAGTATGTGTTGTCAAAGAAGTTGCAACAGAAACCCTATACCATCCATTACCAACAGCCGTAATAGACGAACTTGTAATAGTTCCAGATGTTTCCGTGACGGTTTGCGTTGAAAGATCAAAAGTCACATAAGAATTGTGAACTGTGAAGAACAGAATTACGCTTGAATAACCACCAGCTTTAACATACGTTGAAAAATTATGTGCTGCGCCAGTAACAGTTTGACCAACAAAGTGTTGAACGGTTGTTGCTGTTGGAACAACCAAATCAGCGTCAACCAAACCATCCGGAGATGCTGTTGCGTTTGATGTGACACCTAGTATTCCTGATTTACTCCAGCTCGCATTGTCAACCGCCTCACTCTGCAACAACAAGTTCGTCCGCTGTTCCTCAATCAGCAAGCCCTTCGGAGCCAGCGTCACAGGGTCGTAGTCGAACCGAGGGCCGTAGTAGGCCGCTGCTGCGGGTGCTGCAACGGGGTTGTAGACGTACTGGTCAAGGCTTGCGCTGTCGCTCAGTTGTGCGCCCCAGATGTAGATACCGCTTGTACCGTCACCTGTGTAGCTTGGTGCCCTAGAAGCTGATGGTGTTGTAGCCCCGTAAATCACAAGCGCGGCTGAACCTGACGTAGTTGCCGGGGCCGCTATTGCGCAGCGATACCAACCATTTCCAACAGACTCAATGGTTGCTGTGGCAGCCGACCCTACACTTCCGACCACGCCTGAAGACAAGTCAAAATTGGCAAAAGCATTGCTTCCGAAATTACCTGTACCAAAAGCAAGCTGCACTGCCCGCCCGTTGTTTTTTGCATAGGTCGAAAGTGTGTAAACGGTTCCAGAAATAACGGTGGCGCTTTGAGTTGTGAAGTGTGCCGTTGTCGCCGTAGACTCCGCAAAAGTGTCAGCCGTCACAGAACCATCTGGCGCAGCAGTTGAATTAGCTGCAATCGTCGCTTCCACTTTTGACCAAGCCGCATTGTCGAACTCCTGCGTGTAGCCCAGCAGGTTCTTCACAGTGGTCGGGTAGTACGGCTGCAATGCGCCTACGTTGAGTTGAGCGCCCCAGATGAATAAAGTAGACCCTGTGCCGGAATACGTTGTGCCTCCTGCGTTTGTAATCCCGACAGAAAATGATCCATTACCAGTTGATGAGGCGGTGCTTGTAGCAGTCACCCGAAACCAGCCGTTACCCACAGAAGTTATTGTTGATGATGCAGGGGTGTTTGTAGTACCTGTTTGTAAATCAAACACAACAGCAAGAAACGTCATTGCTGCGCCACCAAGACTTAGCCTTGCATACTGAGCAGTGCCCATTTTGACGTAAGCAGAAAACGTATAGGACGTTCCAGAAGTTACAGAAATTATTTGGTTTACTTGATGTTGCCCTAAAGTGGCGTCATCCGTAAGCGTATCCGCAGTGCTTGTCCCGTCAGGAGCAGCAGTTGTGTTTGCCGTCACCGCTGCGTTTGTCTTCGTCCAAGCCGCATTATCAAACTGCTCCGAGTACGTCAGCAGGTTATGCGGGGCATAGGCAATCAAGCCATCTGGCCCTGTCACCGTGGCGTTGCTGGTGCGGCTGAACGTGATGCGGGGGTCGAGGGTCTGTGTGCCGCTTGTTAAGTCGAGCGCCAACGATGCCCCATATCCAAAGCCGCCAGCACTCACTTGGCGGTTTGGCAAATTGAGTGCTGTGCTGAGTTGCATATTAGATCAGTCCGATAATGTTGGAGGCAGTTGTGTTAGTCGCAGAAACTTGCTTTACAGAAACTGGCAAGATAGTTCCAGCAGCAACATTGGAAAATGTCACGCTTGAACCGTCAGCAGTTAGAAGAGCCAAGTTGCCACCAGTGCCAATGAACAAAGCCCGTGCTTGTGTTGCCATGACAGAATCGGCAGGTGTAATTGCAAACGCAGTAGATGCACAAGAATCAGCAGATTTGGAGAACATATTTTTACCTCAACGTGTTTGTGATGACCAGCGGAACTCCTGAATACTGACCTTGCTGATCGGAAACAGTCAGTGAAGCTAAACCTCGGGTGAACATCGTAGCCCATGTTTGCAAGCGAGCATCATTCATCAGATAAGGCTCTGCTTCCATCAATGCGCCATAAAGCAACAAGTCAGGACAGTTAACCAAGAAAGCATTGGAAGCGTTTGATGAACTTAAAAACTCTGGCTTGGCATAGTACAAGAGCTTTAACGTGTGAACACTGTCAGGGACAGGAGCCAACTGGAATGTTGTAGCCAAGATTGTGTAATCAATTGGCTTACCAATTTCAGCAGACCTTGCATTTCGATTGAACAACGATGGCGACAGATAATTTATCGGTTGGACAGGATTACCAACTACAACAAAGTCCCTTGCCTCCAAGAAGTCTGATGGCAGTGATACCGTTGCAACACTGGCAACAGTTGAGATTGTTGTGCTGCTCAACATCTCACGAATGCGTAGATCACGCCTCAAACGAGTCTCTGCCAAACGGATGAAGTCTGGTATCTGTGTCGTTAGATCAGACCGTGCAAGATAGTTTGCAATGGAGGTTTGCAACTCAGCGTAACTGGTGAAGCTCATTTAGATCACTCCTGGGCGTGTACGCCATGCACGATTGTCTGGGTTGTTCAGAAACATCGCAAACCGAGCGTTGTCAACAACATGAAAGCCACGCATGATGCCTTGCTGGTTCAGCTCATCAATTGCAGTAAATGGAATAGATGCAACCTTGTTCCCATACACCTCATCAGACCACTTGGCCCGTTCGTCATAGCTGTTGAACTCTTGTTTATTACGCTCAACAATTGCCGATACATCTTGAGCAGTCTGAATAATCAAACCACCTTCACCATCAGCGTGAGCAACAGATTTGCGAAATGTAGGGTTTTCCATGATTGCAATTCTATCATTGGGATGGCAAATAAAAAAGCCCCCCAAGGTTTCCCAAGGGAGGCTTTCGGCTAACTTACGTTAGATCAGCAAAGGTCTGCCACGATGCCATGAGCGGCTTCGTTCTTGACTTCCAGAGTCAATTCGGCCAACAGTTGAGTCTTCTCGCTGTCGCCAGTCTTTGCCAGTTCGATGGTCTGGAAAGGACGCAGGTAAGCCACGGCAGCCATGTCAGGATCAACCAAGAAGGCTGTCTCGTCACCAGCGTTGGTGCTGTTCATGAAACGGTTAGGCACAACCGAGATAGTGCCAAAATCGCTCATGTACACATCAGCAGCGCCGATGATGGTGGTTGGCTCGTTGGAAGGAGCCATGTAACGCTGGGCAGCGATACCAGCAAAAGCCGACACCAGTTGCTTGTGTGTGGGGTTAACCATCAACACTTTAGGAGTGCCACCAGCGGTGTACACCTCAGCAACCACGGTCTTCAGGATGGTTTCGGTGAAGGTACGGTCTGTACCGTCAGTACGGGCAGTAGTACCACCCGAGCCAGCCACGCCAGAAGTGCCACCGTCATAGTTGGTAGACAACCATGCTTGCAGACCGCCCAAGGTACGGGCAGTGCTGGAGTCACCAGCAGCAGACACTTGGTTGGACAACAGAGTCAGTTCGATGTTGCGCTTCAGTTCAGCAGACACTTTAGCCAACTGATAAGCCTTTTCAGACTTACGGCCAGCTTTGTCAACTGCTTCCAAAGTGCCAGCGACAGCAACAGACTTAGTGAAAATCTGAGTGCGGTTACCGATACGGGTTGTTGGCGAGGCAGTGATGGTCGAGGCATCAGCACCTTCAACAGCGCCGCCCAGAGCAGCAGCGGCCAAAGAGTCAGTCTGCCACTCATGGTAAGTTGCAGTTGCCTTGGTCTTGCCGATAGAAGACATGAAAGGAGTGTCGGTGGGGCTGATGTTATAAATAACGTCAGAGAGGTCTTCGCGCATACCGATAGCGGTATAGGTCTGATAGGTTGCCATTTTTAAAGCTCCAAAATTTAAAGGAATCGTTCAAATGCAGCAGCAGCATCACGGACTTTGCCGGATTGACGCAGCCTTTGCATCACTTGTTTCTCTTGTGATGACTTAGAGTTCGGCGTTGAATTGCCTGGCTTCAGCATCTTGGGTGCTTGTTGGACTTTCTTCAAAGTCTCCGGCTTGCCCTTTTGCAGTTGCTCAAACTTCATTGCTTTATACAAAGTCAGCACAGCACGATGGTCATACACTGAGGAGAGTTCCTGATCTGACCAGCCAACAGACTTTGCGTATTCACGGATTTCTTTCCGAATCGCATCACCTTTTGGCGTAGCCAGTTCTGGGATAACAGACGCTAGCTTCTCAGATTCAGCCTTGAGATGGTTTTGCAGATTCTGCTGCTGCTCCGCTTGTTGCTGTTGGGCAATGCGTTGCTGTTCGGCACGAACTACTGCAAGTTGTTTCTCACGCTGAGACTGTTCCGCTACCTTCACGGCATAACCGATGGGGTCTGTCTCTTTCAAAACTTCTAAATCCTCACCCTTATTCTGCTGGCTCAAGAAGCTATCGAGTGCCTTCAGTTTCTGGGCGTAGGCCATACGCTCTTGTTTAACATGCTCAAGATGTTGGCGCTCAGCATCCATTGCCTTACGCTGTTCAGCAAGAGCCTGAGATTTTTGTGTGTAATCCTTGCTTCGTTGATAGCCGTTAATAAGTTCGTCAAGTTCGACCTCAACTTCCTCACCACCGACTTTTGCCTTGTAGCGGGGTTTTACTTCCTCTACAGGCTCCGATTCTTCTGAATACTCAGCTTCATCAGATTCAACTTCACCACTGGCTTCAAGTTCTTCGGATTGTTCTTCTGGTTGGCCTTCTTCGGCTCCGTCATCACTACCCATCAAACCCATAAACGCATTAGCGGCTTGGTTTACGTTCAGGCTTTCACTCCCTTGCGGGTTGGTGTTTTCCATTTGTTATCTCAGTTTTCGCCAGAAACCGTCTGGACTGCGGGTGAGTTTCCTCACAGAATTTTCCACTTTTTCTCTTGAATCTTGGTTTCTGCGGCAATGCCTTGCAGGTGTCCAAGAAACAGATCAAGTGTCTTAATGTGGTTGTATGCGGATTCACGCTCATCAACCTCATCTCGATTCGTGTTAATTATCACACTAATCTGTTGATTTTTCAAATCATCAATGACTTTCTTGAAAAAGTCATCGTTCAGCAGGTTGTTAGCCCACTCAGCTTGCAGCTTTTTGTCCATACTGGCTTTGAATTCCTGAAATGATGTCAGAGAGAGAAACGGGCTTTCCATTCAATTCGCCAATAATATTGTTGACGACTGAAGTTGGTTGGTTAGCAAGTCCAGTAAAGGATTGTGGCATTTGTTGTTGAACAAATGGAACAGATTGGAAGTTCAACGTGTTAATGACGTCAGACAGGTTGTAGTCCATCTGTCGCGGCTGGACAGCAGGTCTATCCCATTGCGTACCTTTAAGAAAATCACGCGAACCAAAGTCAATTGGAGCAGATGGCGCAAACGCTGTACCGTACTCAGGCGGTTTCCATTCAGAAGGAATTGGCAAGATTGGATAACCGCTTTGTTGTTCAGTGGCTGATTGATTTGTGTTGTTGTTAAGCACCGCCCCCAAAACAAGGGGAGAAATCGCTTTGATAACATCCAACAAAGCCAAATCACTAGAGATATCTTTAGGTTTTTCAGCGGGGGTCTCAGTGCTTACTTCAACAGTTGGAGCAGGTTGATTGATAAACGAATTTGGATCACCAAGATTAGGCACATAACCATCTGGCACAAAACCAGATTCAGTAATCACGCCACCATCAACAGGAACAACCAATCCTTGACCGCCACCCATTGAATCTAAGTTTGGTGCTGTTGGCATAACCAGACCAAGACCAGAATCAGGAATTGTCAAAGAGTAATCAACAGGCTGATTAAGGTCAACCACATCTGCAATTTCTGGAACTTGTATGCCTTGAGCGCCCATCTCCGGAAGAACAGGCGCACCAAGGTTCAAGCCGTAATCAGGCGTAAAGGATGTGTCTGGTGCAATGTATGGAGGCGACTCAGTAACAGGTATTGTTAACCCTTGACCACCACCCATCTCATTTAAGTTTGGAGTGCTTATAAATTCAAACCCAAGACCTGAATCAAATACAGGAAGATCGTAGTTAACTGGCTGGTTTACAACGTCAACAATTTCATTGATGGTGGGAACCTGAATTCCTTGAGCGCCCATATCCGAAATGACTGGCGCATTAGAAAACAATGAGTAGTCAACATTAGACTGCGTGAGATCAGATTCAGAAGGCCTTGGAGCCGTAATGACAATCTCAGGAATGTCATCAACTACTGGTTGGCTTGGCAATACTTCATCAATAGTTGACTCATTGACTGCATTCGGGAAACTGGAATCAGCAAGCGTTGGCCCAACAAAAGACGCTTCTGGAACGTCATTAAATACTGGTTCAGGCAGTTGAATTGAATCTAACAGTTCTTGAAGTGTTGGCGTTCCAAGATCGCCAAAAGCAAACAAATTTGATGGCCCAAAAACTTCAGGCACAAAAGGAGCATCAAAAACAGGCTGTGAAGCCAACTCAGGATAAGCATCAAGAACATCAAGTTCTGTCGGTGATGTTAAATCGTCATAGCCAATCCCAGGCTCTACGCTGTCAATGTATTGGTTTGCAAGGTCTAACTTGGCGTCATTGATTGCACCAGAAATTCCACCTTGAATAGCGCCTTGCAAGAAGTCGCCGCCACGCAATTCAGCAAGAGCACCGCTTGTTAAAGCTTGGCCTAATGCTTGTGAGCCAACAGCGTCAGACACAGAAGCAGCGATTGGAGCAACAGCAGCACCAATGGCAGAGCCAGCACCAGCAGCCAAAGCGCCTTTAAGGAAGTCACCGCCTTGCGCTTCTGCAAGAGTCCCGCCAATAACAGCATTACCCAAAGCCGTTGCAGCAGCACCAGTGCCAAAACCCAAAGCAGAACCAAGAGCAGCCGCACCACCGCCAGCAGTTGCAGCAGTCAAAATAACCGGGGCTAGCTCAGAAACAGTTTCCTTGAGCATTTGCCCAAGGCCACCAACGTCTTTAATTTTTCCGCTGCCAGTTTGCTCACCATTTACGGAATAAGTTTTGTAAGGGTCGCCAGTTCCTTGGTTTTCTTTGTAAACCAGGATTTGACTTAGTGGGCCTTGCTCAAACGTGTCGCCCTCTCCACGGCTGCTGTATTCAGGCTGAATGACAGTGCCACCAAGATTCAAACTTTGATTTGGGCTAATTGTCTTGGCAACACTTGAGACAATAGAACCTTCAGACATTCCAGTAGCAGCAGCGGCTTGTGCAGGTGAGAAATTATTCCTCTGCATGTACGCAACAAGTTCAGTCCCAGACATTGCTGCTGGTTGGGCTGGTTTTGCAGCAGATGGAGGGTCTGGAACATAAACAGAACCCCAATAACCATTCTCACCTTCGCCAATCCAGACGTCTTTATATGCCATAAATTACCCCGGAATTTCAATGTTGGAAGTAATGCCAGCGCCTACCTTCATGGCCTTCAATTGAGCCTCTGCCTCAAACTCTTGCTGCTTCATCATGAAGTGCATGTTCATCTTTTCACGCTCAAGCTGAAGCTTTGAAGCCTCTTTCTCACGCATTATCTGAAGCTCAGCCTCTGCTTTGTCTCGCTGAAGCTGCAACTCAAGTGCGGCCTTTTGGCGCTCAAACTCCATATCAGCTTGCATCTTCTGCTGTTGCATTTGCATATCGGCTTGGAACTTTTGCTGCTGAGCCTGAATCTCTGCTTGCGTTTTAGCCATATACGCCTGAACTTCAGGAGACATTTGCGGCTGTTGTGGTGGCGGATTAGACAGTTGCTGGTCTTGCTCAGGGCTGATTGGCTTGAAGAACTCAGCAGAGTCTTTAAATCCAGCGGCCTCAACCATACGGCCAAGAGTGCCACGGTACTGACCAAACGAAACAAACGGGTTAGCAGGGCCATACTGCCCAATCATTTGCTCTTGCTTTGCCATCACCATCTGAAGCATCGCCATTTGTTGGTCACGGTTGCCGTTACCCAAGCCCACGTTAATTGAGATGTCGAACTTATTTGCCCATGTACGAGGGTCAACAGCCACATAAGTGCCGCGCAGACGGATGATTCGCTCTTTCTGCTGGTACTTGCTGACCAAGTGAAGGATGCCTTCAAACAGGTCTTTAACGCCTGATTCAGCAAAGATACGGGCAATCAGTTCAATCTTGCCAGAACCAGCTTGCTGCATGGATGCAACGGCTGCGGCTGTCACGTTCTGCAAGATGTTGGGGTCAAGACCTTGAGACAACTCAGTAACGCCAGTGCGCTTTGCTTGTACAGAATCCAAGTATTGCAGCATTGGGAAAGACTGCTGAGCCATGTTCTGAACAACCAACTGTTGCACAGCGTTTGGCGACTTGGTGCGGATCACGCCACCAGCCGTAGAGGTCAGCAAGTCATCAAGGTTTACTTGGCCTTCAACTGCTGTCACACGGCTGTTGTTGGTCAGATACATGTTATCCAGCATCTGACGGGTCACAGTGGTCTTAATCAGTTGCAGGTCAACAGTGCGATCAGCCAGCGAGTTACCAAAGAACTTGTGCGGGATTGGCAGTGGGCAGATTGAGTAGAAAGGCACATAGTCCGTTTCTTCATCGCTCAGGATATCGTTGCCAGCGTAGAACACTTGATGCAACTCAGCGATACCGTCTTCATCGCCATCAAAATAGATGTAGCATTCAAAGACCTCAACCTCTTGCATGGCAAAGTCATCAGGCTGAACGTCATAAGGCTGCTCACCTGGGGAGAATCGAGCAACACGCTCTGGTGTGTAGGCAAGAGCATCACCAGTTGGCAAGCCGTTAACGATGTCTTCATCAAAGCCCATAGCGATCAGGTCGCTGCGGGTAATCATTCGGCGGTGTGCGCAAAATGGTGTGTTCTTGACGGTCTTGCCAGCCTTGGCGATCAGGAACTCTTCAGGCGGCACGTTGGCAATCACGACCTTACCTGACTTCTCCGTCTTCTTGATGGTGACATCATGGATGCCATAAGTGGCTGGTGCGCCTGTTTCATCAAATACAGGCATACCCATTGGGTCGAGGATTGGATTGGTTACCGTATCCTGCTCAACAACTTCAATGCTCTCGTCTTGCAGAAGCATCGCCAGTTCGTCATCCGACAGACCTTCATAAGTCTCTTTGGATACGTCTTCCTTGTCTTCCCAGACTGCCTTAACAATGCCGTTCTTTTGCAGCAAGGCATCAAAGAACCAATCATGCAAGATGATAACGCCGGGGTTATCCTTCAAGAAGATGTGGTTCAGGTAGTCAGTCGCTTGCTTTGCGCCAGCCTCATCGCCTGGGCCAACAGGGTCAGCCACCACGATTTCATCAGAGCCAGTAAAGATGCGAATCAGCGCAGGAAGAGCGCCATCAATGGCTTCAGCAACCTCACCAGTAACGATCTGAGACTTGCCTTCAACCTCATTTCCGTAAGGTTGACGCAAGTACGCTTGGAGCGCCAGCTTACGTTGCTCAACAGTTTCGGTTTCTAGAAACCCGATTGAATCGTCAATCGCTGCTTGAAGGGCTGCTTTCAGTTGGTTTTGGCTCATCTTTAACCTTTGCGGGTCGCCCGACCTTTGGGCGTTCTGAGGATTGTAATGCCTTTACCACATTTTCAAGCATTTCAATGCGCTTCTCAAGAGCGTTAACACGAATGGCGCTTGAAATATCGCCTTGTTTCATCATAAACATCAGACCACCCATTTAGGTATTTTGTTGATAGATTTGCCCCAAGACCCGACATTCTCGTCAAGTCCAACGGCTACGTAACGCCAAGCATCAGCAGCGTGTGAGTGCTGGTCATGCAGTGGCTTATTGGAGAACATCTTGGTGTTCGGGTCAACGTCATAGCGGTAATGACGCAGGTTCTGGAGGCCATCGGCGCATCGAACCTCATCAAAAAACGCTCTGTCCATCAATGTTCTGGCTGCGTTGATGCCGTCAGCGATTGACAGTTTTGGCGTGATTCTGATCGGCTTTCCCATGCCCTCAAGAATGTCCTTGACCGATTTGCCCGTCATATTCTTGTGTTCAGCATCGTGCGGAAGCCACCAATCCTTGTAAATGTAACCACGGTCTTGCAAGACTTGAGCGTAATGGTCAATGGTTTTTTGGCAGTTCTGGTAGAAGTCAATCACCCTGATTTCCCCGCCTGGAATAACCTGCACAAACCATATTGAGGTCATGTCAGCCCATCCAAGGTCAAAGAACAATTGAACAGGAATGTTCTTGTCAATGATTAACTCACGAATGCGACCTTGCTCTTGCGCTCTACGCAGTTCGTTTGCATAGACAGCACCATCCAGCATCTGGCGGGTGTGGCCTTCCCAGACGTTCAGGTAAGAGTCGATATTCTTGGCCTTCAGGTCTTCCAGCTCATCCTTCAGCACTTGAGGGAACCACGGGTTATCAGACCAGTTTACCTTGGCAATCTTTGCGCTTGCTGGAGGGTTGACCACAAAACGCTTGTAAGTCTCGTCTGTGTCCAAGTCAGGGTTGAAAGTCACCCATATCTCTGAGTCAGGCTTACGGATGGTAGGTATCAAAGTCTCCCAAGACACCTTAGACACCGCTTGACCTTCTTCAATCCAGCAGATGTCCACACCCTCAAAGGACTTGATTGAGGTGACGTTGTGCTTCAGACCCGCAAAGCTGAACTCAGACCCGTTCTTTCCGTAGATAGCTGTGCGCTGTACGTCAAAGAAAGACTCAAGCCCCATAGCCTTGATCTGGTCGCCCAATAGAGCAATCACAGAGTCTGAGATAGAGTTCTGCAACTCACGGGCGCACAAGATACGGGTTTGCTTCTGAACAGCAATGGCGATCAATGCCCGAGCAACCGACCAAGACTTGGCAGACCCACGGCCACCATAAAGAATCTTGTATCGGTGCGGCTCAAACAGGAATCCCAGCTTTTCAGGGAAATCCAGTTCAAGATTCATTCGGCTTGACCAGTTTGATTTGAATAGCTTGCACTACAGGGTTATCTGAGTCACCAGATAGCTCTACAGAGCTAAGATCAGGTATTGATTTACGCAATAGTATCTCAATAGCCTTCATACGGGTAGGAGAAAGCTCACCTTCACCAGTAAGTGCGTGATTTTGCAAGACATTTATCAATTGACTTGCTTGGATTTTTCGGCGGATATCGTCTTGATGTAGCCTACCGATTGGTCTTCCGACTTTATTCATTTTGGTTTGACTCCCGTAGGTTGGTCAAGGTTAGGGTTTACCACAATGGTTTATTCACACAACTCTATCATAATGGTTTGTCCATAGGAGGACAATATGAAAATTGTAGTAAATAAACCTACAGAATACGTCATTGACGTTGAGCTGGATGATGAAGCCCTTGCGCTGTCAGATGATGATCTTTCCGTCTTTTATGAAGAGGCGATTTACAACCTTCAGTCTGCATTGCTTACGCTTCAGTCAAGCAACCCTTGACGCTTCTGGTCTGCTAGATAGCGGTAGTAGCGTTCGATCATTGGCTCATCAATTATTTGAGATACGCCTTCTTTGCGCTTTTCCAGTGCGCCAATAGCCATGTTTCTGATGTCGCCTTTTTTGTTAGCGAACTCATTTGACAAAAGGCCAAACTTTTCTGCCATCAGGATTTCTGCTGGAAGGCTTTG